GATATTTGATGTCATATCATTTTAATGTTTCACGTGAAACATTGACAGTTTTAATGATATATGTTATTATAATGCTGTACTCAAAATAATACAAGCATTGTAATTGATATACACGCACATAGACAAGTAGTCTGATATCAATTTTTTGGCGTTGCGTTCCCTTTGCATTGATTATTTTGTAACGTACACAATATGTTTCACGTGGATAATGTTTCACGTGAAACATTTTTTGTTTACAAACAATATTATTTGTGTTATGATAGAAAAAAGGAAGGTGATATCATGCTACAGGAAATCATGACAATAATTAACACATTAGGCGTACCAACAGCTGTAGCTGTTGCTTCTATGTGGTATGTGAAATATCGAGAGGATAAAAATGATGAACGCATAGAGAAGTTGAATGAAGCGCATAAACAGGAAATGACAGATATCACAGAAGCGCTGCACAATAACACATTAGCGCTTCAAAGAATCTGTGATACGTTTGAACAGAAAAGGGAGGATGAAACATGGCAGTAAAAAAAGCAGTAGACATATCGTATCATAACGGTATTATTGATTTTGAACGGTTAAAAAATGCCGTTGACTATGTGATTATTCGTTGCGGATATGGACAGGACATGACCTCACAAGACGATAAACAATGGAGTCGAAACGTCAGTGAATGCGAACGGCTGGGCATTCCATATGGAGTATATTTTTATTCCTACGCAAAAACCACAGCTAGAATCGAGGGTGAAATCAATCATTGTCTTAGATTATTACAAGGTCACACACCTAATCTCCCTGTCTTTTTTGACAGTGAAGAAAAAGGGACACAAAGAGTTGCCAAGCACAACGCAAAGCGCTTTTGTGATGCAATGCTGACGCATGGATATAAAGCAGGAATCTACGCTAGTAAATCATGGTTTGAGAATTATATCGGTGAAACATGGGGATATGATTTGTGGATAGCTAGATACTCGAATGTGTTAGGCGTAGACAATGTGGATATTTGGCAGTATACCAGTAATGGGTCTGTTGATGGTATTAATGGCAGATGTGACGTGAACCACGTTTACAAAGACTATGGAGCTTCAAGCAGTGCTCCTAATGTTCCACAGAGTCCGCCAACGCACGCAACACCAAGAAATGAACTAATCGCTCTTGGACAACAGCACGCCATTAATTTTACAGGCATTCAAATTGCTGTTGACGGTATTGTTGGAAGAAACACTAAAAGAATGGCGGTTCGTGTAGTGCAGAGAGCTATGAATGAGGACTATGGCTATACCATTGCAGAAGATGGTATTGCCGGTAAAAAAACAAGAGCAAAAGCAGGAAAACATTATGTAAAAAGAGGTGAAACACAGTATCTTGTCACAGCTCTTGAAATCTTATGTTTATTACAGGGAAAAGACCCGAACGGAGTCGAATGCCCGGGGACATTTGGCGGAGGACTGGCACGTGCTTGTGGAACTGAATTCGTTTATGCGAAAGATATGTTATATATGCTTTAATTTTTATTCACGTGGAACAAAATGTTTCACGTGAAACATTTTAAGGAGGGTATGAAATGCCAAATATTAATGTAGCCTATCAGTGGGCGGTCAATGCGTGCAATGCACCTAATATTGGATATTCTCAACAATACAGAAGAGGGCAGACCGTGAACGGTATTACTTATTATGATTGTAGTTCCTTTATATCTAAAGCGTTGACAGAAGCAGGATTTTTCTCGGTAACCCCTTGGTTTACCACAAGGACAGAAGAAGGCTGTTTATTGCAGGCAGGATTTAAAGAAATTGGTATTAACGAAGCATGGCAGGCAGGGGATATAGTATGGCGCAGCGGGCATACAGAGATGGTATATCAGGGTGCAGGTGTTGGTAACGGAGGGATTACCATGGGCGCACACAGTGGACGCTCCCCGTTACCCGACCAAGTGAGTATTAACTCCCATGTTACAAAGCCGTCCGCTTGGTCAAAGATATACCGCTATGGCGATAGTGCAGGAATGCCCCTCGAATGGATTCATGGAAACCGTTATCTTACGGAAGATGAAATGAAAAATAATGCTTATGTATTCTATAGCACGATGTTCTTTAAAGATTTTACTTTAAATGCAATTGCAGGCATGTTGGGAAATATGGAAATAGAATCCAATATCAATCCCGAACTATGGCAGTCACTAAAAGAGGGTAACTATAATGGCGGTTATGGTTTAGTACAGTGGACACCGGCAACAGTCTATACAGACTGGGCGAACGCTCACGGCTATGATATCACAGATGGTTACTGCCAATGCGTATGGCTTGATGAAGAAACAGTAACAAGTGGACAATGGATAGAGACTACGAAATATCCAATATCATGGGAAGAGTTTCGAAAGTCCACAAAAGAACCGGATTATTTAGCATCGGTATTTTTAAAGAATTTTGAGCGTGCAGGTGTGGAAAAAGAAGAGGATAGAAAAAAGAATGCGCTAAAATGGTATGCTTATTTACAGACATTATCCCCATACCCAATCCATCCACATTCAAGAAAAAGAAAAATGCCTCTTTACTTTTTCCTGCCGTGGTAATATAATAGAAACTGTAAAAGGGTTAATAAATAAAAAGGAGGAATCTTAATGGATTTTAATGAAGCTTTAAACGAATTAATTGATGCAGCAGCAGACGTTGAAGAACACGGTGACGCTATTGAGGTCTTACAGAATTATGAGGGTGAAAGAAGCGGTGAAACTGACAGCGAATGGAAAGATAAGTATGAAAAGTTAGAAGCCGAGTACAAAAAGCGCTTTAAAGAGCGCATGAAAGAATCTGCTACTAATGCAGATGGTGAAGAAAAGAAAGACGAAACAGAAGAAAAAATTACCGTTGAAGATTTGGACTTTGACGGGAAGACAGAATAAAGGAGGTTTTAACCAATGGCAGATGTAACAAATAAAAACATTTTAAAAGCAGTAAAGCAGGAACTTTCTTTTGAAGCTCAGAACCATTTACCCGTAGAAGTCTCAGACAATTTACAGACTGTCTATGATAACATTCTGAATTTTGCTCCTGTTCGAAATGAAATCGTACCATCATTAATTAATCGTATCGGTATGCAGACGGTAGACAGTATCGCATGGAGAAATCCGTTAGCACGATTCAAGAAAGAGCCAATGCGTTACGGTGAAACGCATGAAGAAACTTACGTAAATATGTGCAAAGGCCGTGTCTATGATTCACAGGCAGATTTTAAATTTGCTTTTCAGCAGTATCAGTCCTATATCATGAGCGTGTTCCACAACGTCAACCTTGAAATTCAGTATCCAGTCACGATCACATATGACAATCTGAGAAAAGCTTTTACTAGTGAGTATGGAATTCGAGACATGATTATGGCAAAAATGGAGAGTGCTGTCACAGGGGCGAACTGGGACGAATATCTTGCTATGCGTGACTTGATTGATGCCGGCTATAAAAAAGAGGTGCTTCCAGCAGTCACCGTTGACGCTATTGCAGATGAAGCGTCAGCTAAAAAATTATTGATTGAAGTAAAAAGAGCAGTTGGAGAATTTGGATTCCCATTACCAGAAAATAATCCTTCAGGAGCAACGTCACACGCTATGCCAACGAATTTAATTTGGATTACAACACCCGAAGTTAATGCACAAATTAGTGTTGACGCTTTAGCGTATGCGTTCCATATGGATAAGGCAGACGTAGCAGTTCAGACAGTCATTGTAGACAAATTTGCGAACAGCGCAATACAGGGTGTTCTTTGTGATGTCCGTTTCTTCAATGTACGTGACCAGTTCAAGGAAATGGTAGACCAGCGTTTAGCAAATGTGTTAAGTTGGAACTACTTCTATACACAGGTGGAAATGGTCAGCGCTAGTCCGTTCTACCCGATTCGTGTATTTACGACAGATTCAGTTGCTGAAAAGCCAACACTGAGTGTTACAGATGAAACATATACAGCAGGGCAGACACAGGAAGTTGAAGTTACAGTAACAGCCGGAACAGGAACATACCATCAAAATTTAGTTACACTGGAAGTGGACAGCGGAGCAACGTCTGCAAAGACATATGTTATCCCGGGAACATATTTGCTTCATACGGGAGCGGACGAGACAGGAACTATTGTGTTAAAAGCAATCTACAGACCAGACGAGACTATCACAAATACTGTAACTCTTACGAAAAAGGGCTAGCAGATACTTTTACCAGCATATTACTTGGAAGTACTCGCACTGTAATACTCGACACTAACACTCCATTCGCTATAAATAATAATACCAATATATTTATAGCGAATGAGTACATTAAATTAATATTAATTAATGGCAGAGAATTAACTACAAAGAATGATAAAGAGGTGACAATCGAGTGATAAATTTACCAACACAGGGAGGGGTTGCACCACGCATCCCCGAAACAAAATTAAGATTGTATAGTGGAGTACCATGGTCGGACGAATACGAACATGTTAGACTATACAATTCAAAAGAGGACTTATTGAACCATTTAGAGTTATATCGTAAATATATTAACGATGTTGATTTGTCACATCTTGCACCGATAAGGGTAGGAAACTATGATATCCGTGTACCGTTCACAGAGATGAAAGCACTCAATCTCAATTATTTAGCTTTTCAGAATAGTGGGATATCTAATGAATGGGTATTTTGCTTCATTGATTCGATTGAGTGGTTATCAGAAAAAACAACTAGAATTAACTTCTCATTGGACGTTTTTCAGAACAATTTTTATGATGCAAATATTAAGCCATGCTTTGTGGAATATCATCATATTCCTAGGAGTGCAGACGCTATCGGTGCAAATTTAACGCCAGTCAATATAGAGACAGGTGAAACGATTGTGTCACGGCACAAAAAGTTAGACTTGACACCAACAGAGTGTTGCGCTTTTGTGACGAGAGGAACAGCGGAACAAAGTTGGTTTGAGGGACGAGTAGAAAATGGTGTATATTGTTGGGGCAGTATTGGACATTATGATGTAACCACGGAAGACGGGTTAAAAGGAATTAACACTTTGCTGGAAGATTATAACAACCAAGGCGCACAAGATGCAGTCATAGGGTTGTTCATGTCCCCTAAATTATGTACACTTGCTTTAGGAGGGAAAGAGATAAAGCCTAAAATAACAAGTATGCAGATTTCCGATAATGTTTTTGAGGGTTACAAGCCAAAAAATAAAAAACTATATTCCTATCCATGGCTATTTTGTTTGGCTGATAACAACCAAGGCAACACACATATTTATCGGTATGAATATAGCTACAACCGTGATAAATCTCTTGAGTTTGACAGTTACGGGACAATCGCAACATTACCACAAGTTTTGACAGCACCAAAAAACTATAAGACGCGCGAAGAATTAGGACATGGATTAATAAATGAAGCACTGATTAACTCCTCTTTTCCGATGTGTTCTTTTTCCTCTGACACTTACAGGGCGTGGCTGGCTCAAAATAAAAGCTCTATAGCACTATCGCAAGTCCACACTGCCGTAGATGCTACTATAGGAACAGGCACAGCTATTGCTGGATTGGCTGGTGGAAGTTTACAGGGAGGTCTTAATGGACTGGGTAAAACAACAAACGCTTTTTGGGACGCTCTTGGAATGTTGGCTAATCAGACAGACAGGGCAAGAAATGCAGGAGTAACACATGGGAAAGCACTGTCAGAAAATGTATTGACAGGTATCAAAGAGTGTGGCGTTGATTTCTACGAGATGTCATGTAAAAGACAATTTGCAGAAATGGCAGACAGTTTTTTCGAGCAATTTGGCTACCCAATAAATAAAATCACTGCCCCTTATTTACACTCAAGAGCCTACTGGAATTACGTAAAGACATCTCATTGCGGATTTACTGGTGATATTGATTTAGACCAGTTGAAAAAATTGAGAAATATCTTTGACAATGGCGTAACTTTGTGGCATACTGATGACGTAGGGAATTACGGTTTGTTAAATAACTAAAGGAGGTGTACATACATGAAAAATCCGTTACGAATTTTTGAACGAAATATAAATAAAAAGAAAAACAGTGATTTTGAAACAATCAAATCCATCTTTTTTTATGATATTTTCGATATATTTGTAAACAGGTATCAATGGCATAATCTACCCAAAGAAATTTTACCGATGTACATTGAACAAACCTTATTTTGGCGTGGTTTGGGTGTATTTATCAAGGACGATATTGCAGGATATGCATTCATGAATGTTTCATTATCTGGTTTACCAGATATTTATAATATTCCTCAAGACAGAATCGCTTATACTGCAAATGGGTATATTGAAGAATACGGGAAAGAAAACAGTTGTATCTTATGGAATAATTATTCGACTATGCCGTATTACTATAAGGCATTAATGTATGCCGATGCAATGGCTAATTGTTGGAAGACAAAAAATATTAATATGTATGCACAGCGTACTCCTGTTGTGCTCTCTTCCTCAGACAATGAAAAATTAAGCTTTGAAGTTTTAGGCGAAATGTACGATAATTATTTGCCTGTTTTAAAAGTTTCTGATTCGCTAAACTTGAAAGACATCAAAGCACTGAACATGGGAGCGCCTTACATTGTAGATAAATGTGAGCAAGAATTACGGGACTTGTGGTCACAGGTATTAACATCTTTAGGATATGAAAGTAACCCAGTAGAAAAGGGTGAACGTCTTGTGACAGGTGAAACGGCTGGAAACAACGGACAGGTAGAAGCAAATCGAAATGTTGGTCTTACATTAAGAAGAAGATGTGCAAATGCTATCAATGAATTATGGGGTCTTAATGTAACGGTAGACTTCAATAGTGAATTGCCTACTATGCTAAATGGTTATGTACCTGAGAAATATATGCAAAAAGGTAAGGAGGGTGATGAAATTGAGTAAATACACTACCACTGTGAAAGATATTTGTGAAAGTTTTATCCCGTCACAAGAACTGTGGAGTATGGATTTATCTGTGCAAAGAATCATTGACAAAACACAAGGGAAATTTTTTGATTTTGATTTTCCTTTTTACTCAGAGGATAGAAAAGACCTGTATACTTTTAAAGCATATTTTTTACTCAGATATTGGAATAATTATATAGGCTTTGAGACGCTAGGAATGTGGAAAACTGCTTTTATAACAAAAATGTATGAATTAACACCGTATTATACAAAACTGTATGATGCAATTCAAAACGATAACCCTTTTACAAACATAAATGTCACATTCACAGAAACAGAAAAAGGAAATGAAAAAACAACAACTAACTCAACAGATGCAGGAGAAAGCAAAGTAAAAAATAGACAAAACTATCAGAATATTGACAGCGACAACCCTCAAGTGACAGTTGCGACACAAGATTATGCAAGTTCTATGAGCAGAGGAGAAACTGTTAATGACACCACAACAAGCGCAAAAAATAATCATGCAGAAAACGACAACAAAGACAGCAAAAGAGACAGAGAGACAGTAGAAAAAGGATTAAGAGGAAAATCAACTAGCGAAGCTATAGCCGAATATCGCAAACAAATACAAAATATCAATAGAGAACTTGTAGAAGCTTGTCGAGATTTGTTTATGAAAGTTTGGTAAAAAAGGAGGTGAGATATATGACAGGTAATATAAAACCTTTATTCCCTTTACTCTGTTGTGACGTTCCAAGTGTGTATAGCAATAAACAAAGTTATTATGAGTGCTTATGCTATATAGGATATAAAGTAAACGAGTGCATTGAAGCAATAAACGGTTTTACAGATGCATATAAGCAATATACAGACGAAAAAATTGCAGGATTGAAAGCTTATATTGACGGTCTTAACACTGATATATACAAACATATCACAGAAGTAGAAAAAAATATCCGAAAGGAGATGAACGCTAAAGACACGGAACTTGATGAAAAAATCAATAAAGTTCAGACACAGCTACTTAATAAAATCAGCGATTTAAACATTTTGATTTATGACTTAAACGCTGAGACAAGAGCGCATATTGATACAGAGGTGAAAAAGCTTTATGATTATATCAATGACTATATACCTAACAATATGGAAGTGCTGAACCCTGTCAAGGGATATCGAACAAGTTTAAATCAAGCATTAGCTGATATGTATGACAACTTACGCTATTATGCGTTGACGTGTAATGAATTTGATTCGTTAAATTTAAGTTGTACAGAGTTCGATAACTTGTTACTTAATTGCACTGAGTTTGATTTATACGGTGCAAAAAGATTTCGTGTTGATAGTAACTTATATATGCATGACCCTTTTAGTGGAAAATATGTGTTTTATCAAGATGTCATTTTTAAACTCGCAGAGTTACACTTTAATAACCCTATCACAGTTAGCGAATTTGACGATTTATTATTAACTGTAACAGTATTTGAAGCTAAGGCGCTAAGTGCTTACACATTCGACAGTAATGCTAAAACAGCATTAAAATTATAAATTAAGGAGGACAAAAAAATTATGAGTTCAACAAACAAAACAACTTATTATAAATTAAGTCAGTATATTGGAACTGACAAGCCGACATATTTGGGGGATTATAATTCTGATATGTCTAAAATTGATGCAGGTATTCACGAAGCAGAAGATAAAGCTGTCACAGCTTCACAGAATGCAGGAAACGCAATCGCTAGAGTTGGTGTAGTAGAAAAAACTGTGCAGTCGCAAACAAACGCTATTACAACGTTACAGACAGATGTTACAGGTTTGAAAGAGAGTGTAAAAACAGCACAAAATACAGCAACAGAGGCTAGTCAAAAAGCTGACAGCGCACAGCAGACAGCGAATAGCGCACTTTTAACTGCTAATAATGCTAGTTCAAAAGCTGATAATATCAATAAAGATAAAACGCTGTGGACAGGTTCAATTAAAAATCAAACAGTTACTCTAACTGATAGTTTAACTAATTACAGATTTTTATACATTGAGACTAACGAGGGTATATCTCCTATATTCCCACTTAGAAATGACAAAAACTCTTATTGTGGAGCACAGCAAGTTATATCGACTCAGGGTTCATCAGTTGCCACAATCTCTATACAGATTAAGGTTGTAGATGATACACATATTACTATTTACACGAACACAATGGACCATGCTTTTGGTAGTACACACCCGGGTCTTGATGCAAGGACTACTATAGGCGTGTATGGAATCCCGAGATAAATGCGGATAAAAATAATAAAAAATAACCTCGCCAATTTTGGCGAGGTTATTTTTAATGTTTCACGTGAAACATTGTCGGGGCTAACTAAACCCCGTT